TTATCCTTGATTGCCGCTGCTCTACGTTCTTCAGCAAGTGCTTTGTTCTCATCGATACGGCTATAGCGTTCCGCACCAAGGCCACGATCCGCTTCAGCACGGGCATGGGCAAGTTCAGTACGTGCAGCCTGCTCCTGCATAGCAGCTTGTGCCTGAGACATTTGCATTTGTTGTTGTTGCTGTTGTTGTTGTTGAATTGATTGAATAAGTTTTGTTTTGTCTTGGACGGTACATGATTCAAGAAGCACGTCATCCGGTACCGGAACCCCCACTTCCCTCAACTGTAACAATTGAGCAAATTGCATCTGTTTTTGGGTTGTAGTATTAAGGCCTTCTTCTATAGCGCAGCCATATTTACCGAATGCTTTATCATGGAACTGTCTGGCTGGCTCTTCACCATTGAGAATCTTTTTAACTTTGCCTGGGGTGAAATTGTTCTGGATAATCTCAACCATAATCTCGCCAAGCTGTTTTTGTGCTCTGTCTAAGTTATCGAAAAGACTTTGGAGAGTAGTCAAGCCAGCACCTTGTCTAAGCATGGAAAGAATACCAGCTTTATCATCCACTGCTGAACCGAGTAGTTCTTCGTTCACACCTGATATTTGGGTAATTTCTTGAGCTAGAAGCTCGGAGAGTTGAATCATTGATGGTGGAATCTGTGGTGGGAGTATTTGTTCAACGTCGGTCATCTGTGCTTCTTCTTTAAGCGCAAGACCTTTGCCTTGTCCGCTCATGAATATATCTTTTGGATTCACGAGGGCATTTTCTTTGTATTTCCAGCCTGAAGCTATCTGAGACTCCAGAATGTCAAGCTCGATAATACGACGGCGATTGTAAAGATACTGAGCATCACGCAGACCACGAACAACTCCTTGAATTCGATATGGAAAATATGGCATCTCTGGACGGTAATAAGACCACACTGGCACAAAAGGATAAGCATCTATACCTAATGGATTGGCACCATCATACATCACTTTGCCTTGGAGAACTATTGCAAGCTTGACGGTTGGGATTTCTTGTTCAACAACAGTAACTGACGGGTATGACTGAAGAAACAGTTTAAGTTTCTCTTCATCATTGCCGCGCCATTCAGTTGTTTCTCCTGTTTGAGAATCGATGAGCATCCGCTGAGTACGATAGTCGCGGTAATAAAACTCATCATACGTAAGTAAGTTTTTAAGTCCTGAGAATGCATAGTTTTCTGGCATAAATTGGAATTTACTATCACGAGCATCCTGACCATACAGGCTCATGATCATCTCTTCTCTATCAGGCATAAGCGATAGAGCTTCACGCTTATTGATGAATGATCTTTTCCAGAGCGCGTTACAGTCAGACAGGTCAGCTTTTCTAAAATAGGGATCGATCAGGAAACTGTTATAGCTACAGTTATCTACCCGAATATTCCCAGAAACGGGATCTGAGCGAAAGTCTAACCAGACTTGCAGTAAGTTCATACCAGTTATGAGAGAGCCTTGGAATGATTCAGAGATAGTCTCAAGAACACCTTCTTGGCGATGTACCCAGTTGAGTACCTTGGTAAATTGGTCTGCCGTATTATCATCCGCATTTTCTACGGGTATAACGATAGTTGATTTACGATTACGTCTTTGATGACCGGTGATCATCTGCACAACGCGTCGTATACGATTAAAATTAAACGATCGCTTACGGTTTGCGGGAAGGTTACCATAGAGATCGTTCCACAAAGACTGATCACCAGACTCAAATCTGGTATCTGTATCCGCTTCTCCCCAGAATGATTGGTTCACGGTTATGGATTCTGCATAGAAAGCTTCCATGCGGGAGAGAATTGCCTTATCGGATTCGTTATAGTAACTTGGTCCTAATTGCGGGAAGAGCATTATTTTTCCTTTTTGAATCTGTTAATATTTCTGTTAGAATGATTAACAGCTGCGGTCACCCACCTGCAATTTCCTGGTTCATAGTTGCCATCGTTATCTATGCGATCAATTTGAAGCTTCGGAGGCCGTAGGCCCATATCTTCTAAGAAATTTTCAAACTTAAGCCATCGATCACAGACTGTTATGCCACGACCACCATAATATTTATAACAAGCTAATTTTGAATTGGTACATCTTGCTAACATCCCAGCCCATATCTTAAATGTACTTGTATAACACATTCCGTGAGTTTTATTTCTACATATATGACATTGAGTAGTCCATTCAGATTTTAAACTATGTCCAGGGATTAACCTTTTTGTTCCACAATCACATACACAGTCATAGAACCATTCATTGCGTTGTTGGTTTTTGTTTTTTCCAATGACAGACCAAGATCCAAATTTTTTACCTACCAATTCTTCAACTTTATTGAAATCATTCATGCGACAGGTTTTACATTGAATAGATTCGCCGCTTACTAAGGTATGTTTTCGTTGTTCTTTCTCAGTTCCACAATCGCATTTGCATTTATATATCTTATTGCTTTTATCATCGCGACCTACAAATTCCAAAGCCGTCCACTTACCAAACTTTTTGCCAATAATATCCATGATATCCCTTATTAAAAGAGATATTATATCATGTTTTGGAGCTAATTGTGGACAGAGGAAAAGCATTATCTCTCCTTTAAAAGAGGCTAGACCTAGTCTACGAAGAGGATTGTGCTAAAGCAAGGATTGCTTTATTGCTCATTCCTATCGGTATTCAAAAACAAAAACAGGACAAGTCCGAACATAATAATAAAGTAACCAGCAAGCATCCCAAGAATATCCATAGAGCCTCCCTGCTATTCGACCTGTTCTACGAAGCTTTGCGTAGTAGAGTCTGTATTACTTTTTTATCCTTCCACAATCATCACCTAAAAGAAAAGCCAGCCACAAGGAGGTTGCCTTTGTGGCTGGATAGGTCGGAGATCTCATCACCTAAAAGAGTTCACAGCGGCCCATACCGAACTACGATAGGGGCCAAGCGACAAGAAGCCTTAATCAAGTTCCCCTCGAGTTGATGTTTCTCAAGGGGCACCCAAGGAGTGTAGCGTATGGCTACACAGATAAAAAGATAAAATATCTTATATACTCTAAGCAAGACTCTTCTGTGTTAGAAGAGCATGTTGTTAAACAATTATCTATTTACTTGTTTCAATAACGCCAAGACTCATCTTTCTCCATAAAACGGTTCCCCAAAAAAGAAAGGAGATGTCATGTAAACTATAAGTTGGCTTGAATAGATTTTTTTTCTCGAACATATGAACGTATGGTCGCTGAGTTGGCGACCATCTTTAGTTTATATCTTCTACAATAGCTAGAATTTCTTCCTGTTTTAACAAAAGCTGATTATCTTTCAAAGATACGCCCGCATATTTATTAAAGAGCACACGTTTCTTTTTAGCAATACCCGTATATGTTTTATCGACAGCTTTTCCCACGGCCATAACAATACCGGTTCTTGTGAGACTATCATCTTTTTCAGGGCTTATAATAATGCCCCCTTCAGTCTTTTCAGAAAGAGCATCTTTTACTACTAAAACAAATTCGCATGCAGGAATTATATTCATACGTTAATCCTTTATAAATGGATAAGTGTGTTTAATCGCATCTTTGATAAGCTCAGTCATCGTGACTTTTTGTTGTCTGCGCATAGATTCTTTCATAGCAAAGTCATTTAACTGAGCTATGATATGTCTTCCAAGCTTCATACTGATTGATTGCGCATACGGCTGATAGTTATTCAAATCACTTTGCTTCATACTGTCCTTTTTTATTTGCATCTATATTTTGCTTCGAATATCGAATAGATAGCGAAACTAATAACTACTACGCATGCAAGAATGCATTCATAGAGATTTATCATTGCATAGTGCCTATGTAATACATCCAATCTTTATTGTCGGACAAACAGCAACATGCATTTACATGCTTCAAAGCCCTACGAATCATCTTCATATCTTCAAAATACTCATCCCAGCCTTCATGATTTTCTTCGATAATTCTGTCATAGGCCGATACAAGATCAACAAAAAGCTCCATATCGTCACCTTCAGAAGTGCTACAATGCTGAAAAAAATGAGCTAATGTTTGAGTTCGGCTATCTAAAACTTTCGCTATATGAGTCATCGACATATTCTCTCCTTGGTCCTATTTTTACTAATATCGTCCTAAATCGTCTCGAAACACATTGGGAAGTCCAGAATTTGATCCCATAACGGCCTCTTGATATCTTCTATCCAGCTCTTCGGAACTAAGACCATCTCGCGTCTTTGGTAATGAAACACATAAATAACGCATACTGTCTGCAAAATGTGAAGCAAAATTATGCAAAGGATTACTCTTGTAGACTCTGTTTTTAACATCATATTCCTGTCTATAGTTCTCAAGCGCCTTAATAAGCGGCACACACTTCTGATCTATCCATACTTTATTGAGCGTTGAGCGCACTGCTTCTATACCATCAACGATAGATATATTATCTGCTATCGTGAACTTTATGCCAAGCTGCTTTGCCTTCTCAATACGGGTCATTCCCGAGCCAAGTTCTCTGACGGCAATATCATGTGGGGCAATGTGCTTACCGTAAAGAAATGGCTTTGATGCGAGTACTTTTGCGTAGTGATCCAGTCCTTCCTTGGAGTTCTCGTAACAGTCCACGATTCTAATGGTGGTTCCGACGGTTTGGAAGAATATGATTGTTGTCGAGTCGCGTACACCAAGGTCCCAGGCTGTGTTGACTTTGAATCCTGGCTCATAAGGGACGTCACCGATGCGCCCATCAAGGCGCATTTTATCCATATATTTTGCATAATAGGCTCCTTCTACACCCATATCGAAACTTGTATAATATTCTTGCTGAATCAAATCCTCTGACATTACCCCTTCAGCACGCTCACGCTCGATCTCAGCAGGCGATATATGCTGCGTATCATCAAGCGTCAGCTTCATCGCAAACCAGTTCTTTGAATGGAGCGCGATCTGATAAAGCTCATAGAGATGGTTCTTGCCCCGTGGCGTTGAGATAAATAACGCCCAGCCCAAGTTTGCAGCAAGGATTGGGCGAATGTATTGGTATGCCCTAGGATCTTGCAGCGCATACTCTGAAAACACAACGCCCTGGGGATTAGTCCCCATAAGCGAATCATAATTATCACTGCCCA